CCAGTAGGCCACCACCACGCCCTCCGCGTCCGTCTCCACGCCCTGCACGATCTGGTGGACGTGATGGCCCCGCACTTCGCACGGCGTCAACCTGTCGTATAAATCCGGGCTGCACAGCCTGTCCGCTTCGATGATCCGCACCCGCAGGCCATAAGGCTGCGTTCTGCTTTCCTCCCGCACGGGCAGCGTTGCGATTGCGTCCCCGTTCATCAGGTAGCCCAAATAGGCAAGCTGTTGGAGCTGATAGAAGTTATCCACGCGGTCTGCGTCGCACTCCTGCGTGTCCGCCCACAAAGCAAATTCCCGGATGATCTGCGCTTGCAGCTCCGACGCCTGCTCCTGCGTCAGTCTCAAATAGTTCGCGTCCAGCTTCGGCGCGGGCACCAGCCCGGAGGCAATCACGTTTGTGCGCATGGTTTTCAGCGCCGCCGCTGCCGTCGGTATGCCCATATATGCGTCGCGGCTGCGCTGCCGGAGAACGTCGATATTATCCTCGATATCCTCCTTGGAGCTGCCGCCGTAATACATCCAGCCGCGCATACTCTTTTTTGTCTGGTTGGCCCCATAGTTTCCGTAACCGCTGTTCAGGAACGACAGGGCGCTGCGGGCCGCCTCCCGCTTCACGGCCTGCGCCGGGGAGACGGCGGCGATCACGCGGTCAAAGATATTCGGTTTCGCCATACTCGCCCTCCCTTACACGTCGCGGGGAACGCCGCGAAAGACGCGGTTTCTGCCCCCGCTCTTTTCTTCGGCTTCGGCTTCCGCCAGCTTTCCGGCCCAGTATTCCATTTCCGAGCGGATTTCTTTCAGGTTCGCCCGCGTCAACATACGGCTGCCGATCTGGTAGCTCTGGCCGGTGGCGACGCTTTCCTCCGCCGCCAGCCATGTGTTCAGCTTTTCTTGGCACAGCTTTTTACTGAAAATAGCCATTTAGATGCCCTCCGATATACGCCGACGGCCTGCCCGCCGCCGGGCCGGTTCCGCTCCCGGCTCCGCCTTTTGCAGCACTGGGTTTGTGATTTCCAGCGCCGCCGTCGCATAGTTGCGCAGGTCAAGCGGTTCGTTCCTTTTGTGGGCGCTGTCTTTCAGCTCCCACACTACGACGGCGCGGCCCTTGCGGAAACGCTGCACCATCTTTTCCGCCGTCAGCCCCTTGAAATAGTCCTCGTCATATCCTGCTTCCTCGTTCAGCGGGAAATGGCAGTAGTTCGGCCCCTTGGTCGGATGCTTGAGGCGCTGGTACAAAAGCGCCTTGCCCGCGTCCACGCCGATGATGAACAGCGGCGCACGCACGCGGTTGTTGGTGCTGGGATTGCGGATATATGGAACCTCCGCGCCGCCCTTGCCTTTGATGGCCCATATCCTCCGCTCGTACCGCTCCACGGTGAAGCGGTAAACCTGCGTGGAGTAGTGGCCGCCGCTGTCGATGCAGGCAGCGAGGATGTTCAGCACGGTTCCGTCCGCCTTTCTGAACGGCGTTTGCAGGAAATCGTCGAGGTCGCTCCACACCTGTTCTTTGAGCATATCCCCAAAGATTTTCTGATAGCGGATGCCCCAGCTTTCTTTCCCGACGCCCCAGCCGACGACCTCCACCTCGAAACGATCATCTTGAACGTCCACGCCTGCGGTCAGCACCAGCACGTCGTCCGGCACTTCGGCGTCGTAGATTTCGCGGCGGGAAAGCAGCTCGTTTTCTTCCAGCGTGCTGCCCGGTTCCTCCCACGGCTCGCCCAGCTCCGTGTTGACCCACGTTTTCATTTTTTCAGGATCGCCCAGCTTCAAAAGCTCGTTGGCGACAAGGAACTTTTCGACAACCTCATTCCAGCCGCAGAATGACGACGCCAGCGTGTTCAGGTGAAAGCCCCGTGTCTCTGCCGTCGGATTGGCGGCCACAAAGCGCCCGCGCCGGGCTGCCCGCTTCCACTCGTATTCCCCGGACTGTTCGCCGCACTTCTCGCACTGGAACTTGATGCCCTTGGAAAGATTGTCTTTGTCAAATACGATCCCGCGCCACGCAAGCGGCTGATAGTGTCCGCACTTCGGGCACGGCACGTTCCATTCCTCGCGGGTGCTTTCTTCAAACTCGGTGGCAATCCGGCTGCTTCCTTTCAGGCCCGGCGTGGAGACGATCACCGTTTTCTTGTCCCAAAAGGTTGTCTGTCGTTTTTGACCCAGCAGCAGGGGATCGCCCTCTGTTCCGGCGCTCGCCGGGTATGCGTCCACCTCGTCGGCCAGCAGCACCTTGATTGGCCGCATACGCAGGCCCGCCGCGCTGTTCGCTCCGATTATGGAAACGTGGCCTCCGGGAAAGTTCTTTTTCAGGATGGTGTTGCCGCTGTACCGGCTCTTGGTGTCCACCAGATTGCGCAGCACCGGCGTGTCCCGGAGCATCGGCGCGAGCATATCCTTGGAAAACGTCTGCGCCATGTCAAGCGTCGGCTGGATCACCAGCACCGGCGCGGGGTAGTGGTGCATATAATAGCCGAGCATATTCATGAGCATGGCCGTCTTGCCGATCTGCGCGGCGCTCATAATGACCACCTTGCGGATGTGCGGATTGCCGATGGCGTCCATGATCTCCCGCTGATACGGCGCTTTGTCCGTGTGCCAGCGCCCCGGCTCCGCGCTGCTCTCCGCCGACAGCATACGGTAGCGGTCTGCCCATTCTGAAAGCGTCAGTTCCGGCGGCGGCTTCAAAACCGCGAGGCAGCGGGCGAACATATCCGCCGTTTGCTTCGGCAGGTCAATGGTCTTTCTCCGCTGCTCCACGCTTTGCACCCCGCCTCTTTTCCATAAACCGCCTGTATGCTTCCCGCCTGCACTTCGGGAACAGGCACAGAACGATGTCCGATCCCGTGTGGCAGCGCCACACGCAGCCGTCGCACTTATGCGCTTTCGGCTTCTTCTCGCCCATCGTCGTTTTCTGGCACGACCATTGCCGCGTTATACTGGCTCATTTCCTCCAGTGCCTCGTCTATGGCCTGTTTCAGCAGGTCATAGATACCGGTCTGCGTGAGCTGCCCGGCGGCAAGCGTCGGTGACAGCTTCGCCGGGATAATGAGAAAACGGCTCCGCACGTTCAGCAGCATGGTCTTGAGGCCCTTTTCAAAGTCTGCCGTGCTGTGCAGGTCGCCACGGCGCAGCTCGTTGTCCATTTCCGCCGCCTCCCGCTTCGCTGCGGTCAGTTTCCGGCGTTCTTCGTTCAGGTTTTCCTTGCCCGCTCCGCCGAGATATTGGATATATCGGGCGACGGTGGGCTGCAAATCGTAAAGCCCCGGCCTCGCTTCCTGTATCACGCCCTCGTCCCGGAGCTGCCGCACGCGGCGTTCCGAAAGGCATAGCCATTGGGCAACTACCTTGCTTGTGTAGAGTGTCATATCCTGTCCTCGCTCTCTGCCAGCGGGTCAAGCTCCGCGCCGGTGTCGTCGTCCGGCCCGCCGACGGGCACGGCCCCGGTCGCCCGCATACGCATGATGTCAAGGCGCTGCCGTTCCAGCTCTATGCGCCGGTCGGCTTCCTCCATTGCCCGCAGGCTGTTGGTGATGGCGGCGATCCGCCCCTGCACCTTGTATAGCGCCTCCTGCAACTTCATCACGCGGTTAAAGGCGCTGTCCTTGGTGTACATACCCATTTGCTGACGCGCCCCGTCCTGCTTCTTGTCTCCGCGTCCCGCAGGCTCGCGCATATCAAGGACGCTGGACAGATGCAGCGTGTCCTCCGGCTCCGCTTCATACACCGCGATCTTTTCCATGATCCGATGCTCGCGGACTTTCAAGAGCTGCATTTCCTGAATGAGCGCGTCCCGGCTCCCGGTCGGGGCGGCCTGCGCTACCTCCAGTTCCTTGTCCGTCAGCATATCGAAAAAGACGGCGCTGTAAGCTCCGTCCTTTTCCGCGTTTTTGTTTCCCGGCGGCGCTCCGTCATGGCTCCCCGCCGCGTTCTTATGACCGGCGCTGTTCTGGTTCCCCGGCTGGCCTCCGCGCTTTTTCTTCTGCTTCGGCACGGCATCGTCCCATTTGTCCGCCGCTTTCCAGTTCCGCAAGAGCTGATACGTTACGCCCTGTTGCTCTGCCAGCTCCCGCAGGTTTACGCTTTTCCCCTCGCTTTTCAGGGCTATGTATGCAGCCTTGGCGGTGTCGCGCTTCTCGCTCCGCTTCGGCATTTCACACCTCCATTGTCGAGCGCGTCCGGCCCCGCCTACATCAATACCCCGCGTGGAACGCATGGCTTCGACAGGGCGTGACGCTTCCCACACTTGCGGCAGGGGCCTCCGCTTTTTCAGGTGGCCCGCTCGCGGCCCTCCGATGGGCAAGAGAAAAGCCCGCAGCGCCCGCCGCGAGCTTTTATAGTTTGTCCACGCTATCACTCTACACCCGAAAACCTGTCAAAACTGCTAACTCTGAAAAATTTTTTTGGGGGAAATAATAACACGCCCGTGCGTTGAACTCTCCCGCTCCAACGCACGCGCGTGTTATGTGTGTATTAAATGCGTGTTATGCCCTATGTCTGCTCAAATACTCTACATGGGAAATGTAGTATTGCAGCGCGTTTCCTGCGTCAAAATCCGCCTGCCTTTTCATTTCCTCCAACACGTTTCTGTCATAGTCAAAGAGATTTAGCAGCCGTGGGCAGTTCAGCTTTTCTTTGCACACGCTTTCAAAGTCATTTCGCAACGGCCAGCTATCTTGACATCCGCGCATCAGTCCCGCGAGGAGGCACGCACGCAGGGTTCTTTTGAAACTCTCTGTGTTGTTCAGCTCACGCATTGGATAGCGTTCAAGGAATGTAAATCGGCTCTGCGGAATATCATAGTGCGCAAAAATAGTGTGCTTCTTTCCCGACGTATGCGCAAACCCCCACTTGCTATCAAATATCCTATACGCGGAGATCGCCTCGTCATAGTCCAGCGTTTCCAGCGCGGCTATTGCTCGTTTCACAGCTTCCTGCCAGTCTTTGAAATACTGTCCCACCGCCTCCACGCCGCTTTCCGATAGCCTGAACAGCCGTTCTCTGTGTTTGCGCCTGTCAATTCTATATCCGCTATCAACCAGCTTTTCCGCAACCCGTTGTTTCTTCCCTTTGTCCGATATGCCCCGCCGGATCAGTGCGGCTTTCATTTCGTCCTTGCTCATAAGCGCCGCGATTTCTTCCACCGGCGATAGCTTTTCTGCAAGTCCTTTCTTCACCAGCAAATCATACGCTGCCTTTGCAGTTCCAAAATCCAGCGCGGACAATTCCTCTGCGGAAAACGGGCTTGCTCTTTCTGTGTTTAAGCGGATCAGCGTATAGACAAGCGCCCGCCTGTCGTTGTGTTCTTCTTCCGCTATTTCATCGAACGTCGGCAGCGCGGCAGGGTATAAACGCTTATAGTCTGCCCGCTCTCCACTCTGCTGTCCCGCAATGTTCATGGTGGCGAGCGGCGTTCTCTGTCTGTTCGCATCATTCCCGAAAAGTGCCCGCAGAAACCCCATGCCTTATC